AGATGCACCTGCTTCCCATTCTACTTTTGGTGGGGAAATTTCTCTGGAAGCAATAACTTGTGGAGTAATTAGAGTAAACTCAGTAGTCGTCAATCTTGCCGTGTTAATGGCATCATTGTAGAACCAAAGAGTGTTGTCATTAGCACCTACAAACTCTTCTGCGAGAATGTATGTATTGCCATCAACATCTCTAACACCACCAAGAGAGATAAAGTCGGAACCATTAGATCCTTCATACTGCTGAGTTGATGAGTTATATCTAATAATACCAAGAGTAGTTGCTGCTGGTCTATTGGTGGAATCTCCAACAGGAATTTTGACACCACCAGTTCCAGATACAGAAAGAACTTTCTGTGATGATCCAGGATTGAAAATAATATCTTCGTCTTGTAGTGACGAAATAATATTAGAATCGATTGAAAGTTTGTTATCAACAACAATACCGCCACCAGTTGTTTCTAGATCACTTAGCGTAATCTTACCTAAAGTTTTATCAAGTTCAATTGTAGTTGAAGTTGTTGTGGTAGCAATAGTATACGAGTGCTTAATATATCTAACAAAATCAACAAATGTAGTTCCATTTTCAAATGATCCACTTGTATGAGTTGGTGGTTCATCTCCAGAATCACCAGCTGTAGTAACTTCATATAATCTATCTTCTACATAGTAAAAATCTCCAACGTTATATGAATAACCAGTCAAGAATTGATTATATGATGATGTCCATGCTTGTTCGATAGCATTTGTATTTGGAATTGCTAATGTATCACCACTAAGATATCCCTCTCCAGAAACAGCAACATCAACAACTGTTACCACGCCCAATTTATCAATTGTAAATGTGGCATCAACTGTTGGGGTTTGAGCTACTGGATCTCCTTGATCATCAAATATTTGTAGAGAATCTAAAGTTAGTGTATCACCAGAAAGATAACCTGTTCCTCCGTCAGTAATAACTAAATTCTCAATAGCACCAGATGCAATATCAAATGTTGCTTGAGCAGAAGTTCCAGATCCACTAGTTGTAAAAGATCCTGTTAGTCCAGTTCCATCAGTATATCCTTCACCAGCTTCTGTTGTAGTTACGCTAAATGCAATGGTAATGTTGCCAAAGAATCCAGCACCAGTTCCACCTTCATATTCAACACCAGCATATGTTCCTTGAACATATCCTTCACCACCTTCTAGTGTTGATGTTAAGACTTCTAATTTATCAAAATTATAATTTCTGTAAGAAGATACTACTAGAGGTTCAAATCTAATTAGTTCTCCAGTAGTGCTAGAGATAGACAATGTTCCCGCAGGTCCATTTGCAAGCAATCCAATTCTATCAGCGCCATCAAATGTGTAGGTTGGTGAGAGAATATTGTTTGTTGGTGGAGCACTATATCTTCCTCTAGTATAAGTATCTCCATCCACCTGAAGTCTTGCTGCTTTTGAAACAAGTGCTGGATTTCCAACTTTTAATATAGACCCATCAGCAGTGGCAAGTTCAATCGCTCCATCTGCGGCAAAAGTTCCAGATACTTCAAAGTCTTTAGTTAGTGGGGTTACATCAGGATCAATGTTTACAGAAACCTTATTGTTATCTCCATCAACATACAAAGTTGATGCGAACGCAGCACTTGATAAAAAGGTCAATTCACCAGCAACACTTAGTCCGCCATCAATAACTGTGTCACCTGTATTGAAATCTACAACAAACTTAGATGCACCAATAATAAGATTGTTTGAGAGTGTTGTTACTCCAGTTACAGAAAGAGTTGAGTTTACTTCTAGTGCATTTAAGGTAGTGTCTCCAAGAGTGGCAGTGCCATCTTTTTGTAAAATAATATTTGATTCGTTATTGACAACTCCTACTGTAAATAATGCACCATCACCAGATATTGTTGCTGTTCCACTGACTGTAATAACACCTTCACGATTATTAAATCCACCTTCGTTAATGTGCTCGTTTAATTGATCTGCAATACCTTCTTCACAGAAGTAATACAAAGTTGTTGGAGTATCCTCGTTTGGTGTAATTGCAATTGCTGTAGATGTATAGTTGTAATCTACTTCATCCCCTTCATAGATTTCTCCATAAACAGCATTAGCACCAACACCACTAATTAATGTGTGAATACCATCAATTGTTGTACTAAATCTTAGTGGGTGACCAGCGTTGGATCCATCTGTTTGGTCGAAAACATATCTCTTATTCTTCTCAAATGTGAAGTCTTGGCAGTTGGTCCAAGGACCATTTGCTGTTGGAGCAAAGAAGTAGTTTAGAGCACCAGGATTTCCCTCTCCATCATCAATAGATGTTACTGTCAAAGAGTTTCCATTTCCATCATCTGCTTGAAGACCAGCGGAAAATGTTAGTGTTCCTCCCGTAGTACCAGACGCTTCAATTGTTACAGCATCGGCAAACTTTTTAACAATTGGTCTAGAACCACCATTATATGTCAACGTATCTCCAACGTTGAATCCCGAACCAGTAGATCCACTAAAAGTAACTAACTGGCAAAACTCCATTTTAACCCAGTATTCTTCTGCTGGGGATAGTTCAATAGGATCTACGCTAAGAACGTCTCCAACAATATAACCATCTCCACCACTGCTAACGGAGATATCTGTTACAACGCCAACACCAGTAACTTCAAACTGGAATCCAGAACCATTTCCAGAGTTTCCTAGGTCTGCATCTGATGCAGTGAGAATATCACCAACAGAATAGTTATCATCTGCTAGTGCGATACTGACTTGAGAAACGTTACCAACACCAACAATAACGTATTCAAATCCAGAAACGTTACCAATCTGTGCTGGTGGAGCAGATAGAACATCACCAGCCAGATAACCAGAACCTTGATTTGTAATTAAAACGCTAGTTACGTTTACATCCGCACCACCATCAGTTACTGTAATGTCTGCAAGCATTCCATTACCAGAACCACCAGTTAGGGTTACATTTGTAAATGTTGCCTGTTGTCCTGCACCAATTGGATTTCCTCCAGTACCACCAAGTTGAATAGTACCACTGAAATCAATAACTGTAATGTCTGCCAGTGCATTTGTACCAGTACCACCAGTTAGAGGAACTGCTAGATAACTACCTCCAGTGTATCCACCACCACCTGATAGAATTTCACCTGCAATTGCTGCTACTTCTACTTCTGCTCTTACTCCTTTACCAGTTCCTCCAGAAAGAAGAACGTTTGAAAATGTACCAGGAGCGTAATCAGCACCACCATTTGTGATGGTAATACCAGCAGCACCAGTTGGAATAGATGAAATTAAAGTTCTAAAATCTTGTAATGCTGTTAAATTAGTCTCTGAAAAGTTAGCAACCGTTGCACCCTTTGCTGAGATGTATAAACTCTCATCACCTTTGAAAATACCAACATCAATTGCATTGGTGAAGTATAATGCTGGTTGTGCAGCACTACCATCGCTCATACTAAATGCACCAGACCCAACGGAGGTCTGAACTGTGAAAAGGTCTTGAGCGATCAGATTTATTTTTTGCCTTTGAATTTCAAAGGTATCTGTTCTAGCAACGGATCTAAGAATTGCCATTTTTAATTAACTCGTGCAGTAGTGCCTTGATTTCAGAGATTTCTTCCTTCAAGTTATTTATGTCATCTATAGCAGTGGTAAGGTTTTGCGATTTTCTTCTCGCTTCAATAGCGGAGCTATCATTGTTAATGATAGCCCCTGTTCTCATATCTCTTACCAGTCCATCATGACCTTGTACTTTTGCAAAATCCATTAGAATGATGCAACTGCACGAATGTCTTGAATCTTAGGTACGAAAGCAGGATCAACTCCTTTCATAACGATCTTAACAGCGAAGGAAGAAAACTCTGGTAAATCAGAAACGCTGTACTTCAAGTCTTGGTAAGAAGATTGTTTTTCAACAACTCCTGAAATAGTATTCTCACTAGATGCAATTTCTAATGTATCTGGTTGTCCAGATTCATTGAAATATACCCAATCAATATCATTGAAATTCTCTTGACTTGAGGCTTTCTTGAACTTGTAGAGAACCTGTACGTTTTGAATTTCTTTGACATTAGCAGTCAAATGTACATCAATCGCAGTTGCTGGACTATTGATAGTAATTTCTTTTGTGACATACTTAGCAACAGAAGAACTATTCTTAGAAGTATTTTCTGAAACAAAATCAATTCCGTTTGTATAATCAATCGATCCAATCTCTAAGAAATTCTTCTCATCATCTGGTTGAGTTGGATACTTGACAAAATCACCTACTCTGAAAATATCTGAGAGTTGTGCAGTTGTATCAGAATTTCTATTGAATAGAACATTATCAATGATTCTTCCAGTGTAATCATCATTGATTGGTCTGATATCAGTTCTCAGTGTCAACTCCTGTGTCAGACTATTCCAGATTACAGATTTACCTGAAATTGTATTGTCATAAGTTTCTAAGAGAACCGATGGATTTCTTGCTACAATTGTCGCTGAGTCTGCGATATCAAAGAACACTTGAACTGGGTTAGAATCAACACTAACGTTAGTTAGCGAAGAATTTTCTCCCAACGAAACTAGTTCTCCTCTTTCAAATGTCTGAGATGTCTTGACTCTCACATAAGCAACGTTTCCATCCATGCGAGCAATGACACCGCTGGTTTTGGATGTTTGACCTACGATTGTTTGGTTTGCAACAATTTCAGTTCCTGCATTTCCAGTTAGTTCTAATTGATACAATGGATAGAACTTGATTACTTGATCTCTTCTTCCAAATCTCTTTTCAGATCCAGATGCATTTTCAATTCTGTTGCTTACTGTTTTAATAGTAGCACTTGACAAGTCAATAACAGGAGACAAGTAAGAAACTGATGATTCCAAAGTCATCTTATATGTAAGAGACCTTGTTAAATCATTTAGAGTCTCGTTAATATCGGATGCAATTACTTTCTGATTAGTAAAATAATGTGGTTCATTCAAGAAAGTTTTTTCGTAGTCAGATTGAGAATATGAAGTGTAATTTGTAGTGGAAGAGTCAACAGGAATAACGTTGGTGGTTTTTACAAAAGAATCTAATTTTGTACCAGTGAACGTTAGGTAATGAATTTGTGGATATAGAACTTCATACTTTCTATTGTAAGAAGCATAAACTTTGCTTCCACCACCAATAGAATTACCCGATGCCTGGGATGGAGACTTAATTGTATAAGTATCAATACCAGAATTGGAAATTTCAAATAGTGTGCTATTTAAAATTGATGATGTAACACCACCAGTTTCGACTGCCGTTCTATAGAAGACATAAGATTTTCCAGTGTCTTCGAAACCATTATCTCTGTGAGATACTCTGAGGACAGAATTATTATTCTTAAACAAAAGAGAACTTGCATTTGAACTAGAACTTGCGTTTGTTTCAAATGGATTTACATCGAGTAGTTCATAACCAAGACTTTCATTCTTGAGTAACAACTCTGCTGGTTTAGAAATATTGAATTCTGCACGATATAGAGTAAACTTAAGATCTTCGAAGATATCTTCTGTCCAACTTTCTGTGTTCTGAGATCTGTAAACAGAACCTAGAGATGGTTGTGTAGTAATTACTGTGCTGGTAGAAACATCTACTTCACCTAGTCTGGATACCCACATAGCATAGTCAGTCGAATCTGTCTCTACAACCAGAGCATATTCAGTATCATTTTGTAGATATACTGGATAATCAAATCCAAAGTGAGTTGGTGTTGTGGACTCTGTAACTTCGCCCTCATCGACCGCTACACCCATTCTAACCGCTGGGGTATCGATCTGTCTGAAAGTCTGTAGTTCGCATCCTCCAGCGCCATTTCCGACGCCTTTGACAACCACTGAGGGAGCTTCTGTATATCCGAAACCAGAAAGAGAAACTTCAGTGTTATAAATTTTGCCATTCGAAACCTCAATCGTAGCTGTAGCAGTTGCACCACCAGGAAGTTGAGGACTCTCAATAGTCAGAATCGCACTATCATAATTTTGACCAGGATTAACTACTCTGATGTCTGATAGTTTTCCACTATCTTTAGCAATAGTTACAGAAAGATTTGTATTGTTTAGAGCATTGGTTCTTGTTAGATTTGGAATGATCAAATCTTCATTTTGAATGAATGATTTTCCATTATGATTGCTTAGTACAAATTTATATACTTGCTCATTTGTGAGGAAATATTCTCCTGATGACGATGCGACAAGTTCTACACCATTCTTATCAAAAATTTGTAAGATAGGTCCAGAAGCAGCAGATGAAGCACCTGTAACTTTCTCTCCTTTCAAGACAGTTACATTTCCACTTGCATAACATCTTAGGAATGTATTTGGTGAAAGAACTTTTTCTGTTCCTGGAACAATGTTCTTTGCAGGTTTTTCTGCATCAACATTAGTAATGTAAGTCTTGATTGGTATATTTGTACTCTTCTTGTTGAAGAAGAGATCCAATCCAGTTACAAATACTCCACCATCAAAGTTTTCAATTTTGAATGTCTGTGCTAAAGGATTTGGTCTTACAGGATTGTCTGTATTGCTTTCAATTAGTTGTACACCTTCATTGGACTTGAAGTATGATGGTCTTGTTGAAATAATACTCGATGGATTCTCAGGAAGAAGACCAGTTGCATAGTATTTTACTTCTGCGTAGGTATCAACATTATCTTTAGGTTCATTGGAAGAACTTGAGGTAAATCTGAATGTTAGAATTCCAGATGTCAGAGAAATCTCTTCTCCGCCATCATCATATGCAACTGTATTGACATCTCCAGTCCAAGTTGTATTTTCGATTGGAGGATATCCAGCAGGAACAAGAATGATTCCACTGGCATTTCCATACTCGTCTGTTGTAATAGTTCCATTAAAAGCAGATAGAGAGTTACCAGCAGTTCCAGTAAATCTCAAGTCTGGGTTTACCCAACGTGATACATCTCTTCCTTCCAAGAATGCATAGATTCTTGTGTTGGGTTTCATTCTTCTAATTACATACTTGACAGGTACGCTTCTAGCAAAGAATGACAATGATGTAGAGACTAGATTTTCACCAATACTCTTTGTTTGAATTCCTTTACCAATTTCATTATTCTTTGGACTAATATTAGAAGAACTGCCTACAGAAGCACTTGCTACAGAAGTCTTTGCTTGCTGAGAATTATTTTCTCCTAGAGAATTGATAGAAGTGAACGTTGAAGAAGTTCCTACCCAGTTGACTACAAATGAGTTATACAAACTAGAGAAACTTTCTTTCACATTTTCTTTTGCTAAGAAAATTTTAAATAGATCTGTATTAGTATCTACTACTAATGGAGATTCTGATTGATCATACCAATGATCAATTGAAGGAGAAATTTCTCCATCTCCAACGTATTGAAGAACAACAAATGGATTTGGATTTAACGTTTTGGAAGCAAAGTTATTTTGAATAAAAGATTGATGTGTATATGGTAAAGTGATGATGTCACCACTTCTTTGATAACCAGATACTGCTCTTTGATCCTGCCTTACATTTACTTCTTTTAGTGCGATAGAATCTTCTTTTGCTTGAGGTCTTAGAACAGATTGTTGACTGTCAATACCACACTTATAATCTAGCGATTGTAAATCGCCAATTCTATGTGCTTCGAAGTTATCAACAAAGAATCCACTCTTAAATCTATCAAGACCAATGGTATCTTTTACCTGCATATTAAGAGCTTGCTGCTCTAGGATGCTCAGAGTAGTGTAATACTCAAGACGCTCAATGCGCTTCTCGAGCTTACCAATGTCTCTCATTGTATACCTGCGATTGTCAACAGGAGTAATTCTTACGTCTTTACTAGTCTTTGTGAATGCAGGAATGTATGCATAGAATAGAGGAACTGCATCATCAATTGGATCTGGTTTTGTTGGATTGAGAGAAGAATTGCCTTCCTTGACAATAAAGTTTCCTCTCTTATCCAAGAACACCCCATCAATTCTGTCTAGGTACTGAACTTGACTAAACGAGAACGTATACTCCAAGTTAATATCAGAAGCTGGTGTGCTAGCAACAACAGATCCAGAACCAGAGAAAGATCCTTCAGTAACTTCTAAAGATGCTTTATTCAAATATCCAGGAACAATTGCACTGGTGTCTACCTTAGGTCTAAAGTCAATAACATTCTTAAGTTCTACATTGCCTAGAACTGAAGAGTTGAAGGATGGAATTTCATCTTCTGAAACACCAGCCTCATGTAAGTAACTATCAATAGTACAGAAGTCTCCTTGCGATTGCTCAAAATAATCAAACGCAAGTAGCAACTGACCAACTGCTGGTTCAAATCCAGGTTTTAAAACAATTCTAGAA